CTCACAAAGTCTAACAGTCATACGAGTCGAAACCATAGTGCTCAGTTTGCCTTCTTCTGACCTCCATTCCTTTCTGGTTGTGTCAGCAATATCGGCTACTGATTCAATTAATGATGCGTCAAGACTCGGGAAACGCTTTTGCAACAACAATTGCTCTTGATGTATATTCAAGATGTCGACTTCGATAATTTCAAAACGATCCATCAATGCTCTGTCTAATACTCGACTTGAAGTATACTCTGTTCCAATATTAGCAGTCGCAATAAAGCATACGCCTTCTGCTACCTTGATAATTGGACTGTCTATAGATTCATCGAGCCTCAAGTATCGTTGCTCTTCATCTAACACTGTCATCAATATGTTCCAAGCTTCCGGGTGTGCTCTGGATAACTCGTCTAACAATATGATAGCATTGGGTGTTTCTAATGCTTTAACGAACGGAGACTTGTCAAATAAAGTCTCTCCTTTCTTGAAATGCGTATTACCAATCAAAGCCGCCCTAGGGTCTTGAGTTGATCCTAAGTTAAAGTAAAAGAATGGCTTATCAGTGGCTTCAGGCAGACTCTTTGCGGCTTGTGTCTTACCACATCCTGCAGGACCTACCATCATTATGTTTTTGCCTCGTACTGTGGATCTAACTAGATATTTCCATTTGACGTCAGACATCTCCAATGTGTCAGGCTTAATACTAGGAGCATTTTTAATAAATGCAATCACCGGATCATTGTCTTTGACTTTGGCTTTTGGAGCCTCGCTGACATCGTCTTTAGGTAAGTCTGACATTTCAATTCGTTTACCTCTACCGGTTTCTTCATTGAATTCTAATGCTTGATTGTTTTCGTGAGCCAGGCGAATCATGTCTGGCCTAAATAGATAAGTAATGTCTTTGCTACTGTCTACTTGGAATACTGTGTATACAGTTTCTTCGCTGTTTATTAACGATGATACAATTGTACCATAAATTTTGTTTTTCATAACTGATTATTTAATATTTATACTATTAATATAAGTAAAAATAATCAATTATCCAAGCATTTTACCATTTACGACAAGACCAATATCTTGCTTTAGTTTTTGGTCCTGGATTATCGCAGTTATGTCTCGCACGGAAAGACTTTCGTCTCTTAGGATTATTCTTTTTAATTCGCATTGTTTTTTGACCGGCTTTCTTGGCTGATGTACCTCCATGTCCAAAGTTAACTTTTTTTACTTTGATAGTACCATCTTTATTTTTTTTACCAGAATTAACATACACTTTGAATTTTTTGATATCACCTCGCATTATTTTATTCAATTTAACTTTGCGACCTCGGTATTCTGCTTCAGTTAATGGAGTAGGTATTACTCCATCTCTAATATCTTCAAGCATTGCTTTAGCACAAACTGTACACATTGTCATTTCTTCCATGTTATAATCCCTGTCTTATTCCTAATTTAGGCAATAGCTTTCGCCATCGTTTTATTATTATTTCTTTTTGTTTTGTGGATATAGTTCCATTGTTGACCCAACTGTCTAAATATTGGTTAACTACTTCGGCAAACGGCTTACGTTGTTTTTTAGCTTTTGTGTATAACCCTTGAATCATAGCAGGTTGTTCCTTTTGTAACAACCAATAATTTATAGTTTCTATTTCACCTGTTTGAATTTTTGCTCTACGAGCCATATCTGATCTTTTATACTTGCCTTGTTTTACATTCCATCCACTTTGTGTTATGTGTTCAATTTCATGTCTAAGTGCGTCTGATAAATCTGCAGATATTTCTGATAAAATCTGTGGATACTCTGTAGGATCAATTTCAAATCTAACTTCGATAAGTGGAGGAGTATCTGCTTTGTTTGGATCCTTAGATGAATCATTGTATGCATCCCCACCATAACGGTAATCATTTAATCCTTCAATCCACAAAATTTTAAGTGTTAAATAAAATTCTAAAGGGATAGCCGGTGCTTCAATTTCTTCAAAATATATTTCTGGATGTTCTTCTATGTTTGGTACAGATTCTCCTTTTGCAAAAAACGTTTTCTTTCCTGCAAACATACCGTTTTCTGATTCAACACAAGAATAACTATCTTTTACTATGTTTAATAGTTTATTAGATAATTTTGTTACCAGACTGTCATACCGACCTTCTACAAATAAAGCTTTCATTGATATCATATATTAATAAATATCACTCAAGTAAATTGTAATTCCAATAACGTTCTTTGTCTTGATTAAATGGATTTCCTGTTTGTTGATAGTAACAATTTAAACAAAGCATCTGTAAATTTTCTATGCGATGATTAGTTATATCTCCGTCTTTATGATCTAACAGAAGTGGTACGGTGTCATCAGTAATTCGCCGTTCTTCATATCCACAACTATTACATTTTTCTGGAAGTATAGCAAGTGCTAAAAGTCGATTTCGAAGTTTCCATATCGGATAGTTAGGATGTTTACCTGAAAGTATATTGTCTATGCTATATACTCCACGATTAGCTTTTACTACATCTTTTGGTATGCCAACACCAAATTGATTTTTATGAAGATCATACAATGTTTTGCCAGATTGTCTATCGGTATACATCTTTGCATATTTTTTATAAGATGTGAATGATATCTTAAGAAATCTAGCAGCTGCAGCATTAGATTTAGTATTCTCCATTGCATATCGTATATCAGCTTCTGGAATATTTAATGCCGTACGGCCTTGACCATATACGTATTTATATTCACTCATTAATAAACTCCCCGTTTCCTCAAATATTCAACTGTATCACGTACTGAAGTTTTTTTATTGTATAATTGTTGAAGTTCTGGTTTAATTTTTAAAGTAAAATCTATAAAAGTTCTAGGATACACTTTACTTTTCTTTTGAACTGCTTCAATCCAATATGAATAAGATGGATAATTTTCGTCGAATCGCTCTGCATCTGTTCTATTTTCCATATATTCAATTTGATCTTTCAAAGGCCACAAATTAAAAGGAACGTTTGGATCTTTTCTTCGAGCCGGCAAATGATTCAAATGTTTAGTTCTTCGCTCGTTACGTGTTATAAATTTATCCATCAGATTGACAGATCTATCTTTTGGCGATTCGCCACTATGTGCTGCTTTCTTTCCCATTAAGCGGTTTATTTTTATTTGTTAATATAACTAATTTACGCCAAGCATCCTCAGCTCGGTATATGTATTTTTTAAATTTTACAATGTTTTGTTGTTTTCTAGCAACTTGAGCCCACTTCATGTTTCTGTGATATGTAGCATGAAGGAATCCTATGCGTATTGTTCTAATAAATTTAAGCATTTCTTTTTTGTTTTCTAGGTGTAACTGTCAATCCAGATTTAGTTAAATTGTTCCAAACTGTTAAGCAATTTTCATAATTATCAGTAAATATAGAACATTTCCCATTTGCATCTACTAGAATGGCACATTGGTTAGCTTGATATTCATTATGGCCGCATATTTCAATTAAACAGTTCATGACATGATCAAAAGTAACTTTGTCATCATTGTAGAGAATTAACTCCCATTTACCTTTTTTTGATTGTTTTTTGGACATCCCGTATAATTGCACATTGTTCATATAACTCTAGTTCTTCTGCATACTCTAATGATTCAGTTAGAAATTTATTTTTTCTTGCTGTATCCCAATTATCAGGCCATTGCCAATCTGTAGTCTTCATGTGGTCAATGGAACGAATAAACAATTGTTCAACAAAATTCATAGCTTCTATATTACTTGTATACATATATTATTATATTAATAAATATTAGTTAAAGAACCAAATGTTATTTAATTTTTAACTTTTGTCCAGGATAGATAATAGGGTTGTCTAAATCTATATTGTTTGCTAATGCAATTGTTTTTGCAGTTATGCCTTTCGGTTGTTTTGCTGCGATACTAGATAATGTGTCTCCAGATTGAACTATATATACTTTAAGACTGTCAGCATAATATTTAAATTTATCATAATTCCACTGCATACGTTTTTTTACGCCGACTGGACCCTTTTTGTAATCATTGTGATTAATATATTCAGCAGCTGCTTCTTGCCATTTATCTTGTTTCATTAAATTCACAGTATTATGCGTACTTTTTAATTCACCACGAAACATTGCGTTTATTAATGCTTGTTGAACATATCTTGGCAATTTATCTATGTCAATACCCAATATTGTTTTTATTTTTGTTTGAGCTTTTTTAATATCGTCTAATAATAATTTAGTTGCTTCTGTGTCTGTAATTCCGTCTTTAAAATCGTCAGAAGCAGTAAGTTTATGACCATATGCAATAGTTTTTTTGCCACCTTCAACACTAACATGCGGAAACCATTTTTTCTTTTTTTTATTCCAACCTTTCATTACAGAGTTTTCAAATTGTTTCATTAATTTGACAAAACTGCTAGTTACAACAATTGATTCATTTAATATGTTTGTAAGTCGTATCAACGTCCTTGACCTCTGTATTTAGATTTGTGACCTGTTTGTCCTTTGCTGGCATTCTTTGAATGAACTCCAGGCCTTTTCTTTTTTTGTGTGTTTGTTTTACTAGAAGTTATGTTTCTTGCTGCCATTATTTTTTCTTTTTCTTTTTGCGTCCTGATTTCATGTTAGCACACCAATGATACATCTTACCCCTTTCACCGCTATACTTCTTAGATTTTTTTCGCAAATCAGTTATCGATCCTTTACAACTTGCCCCGGCTCGTTTAACTCTACCTGGTCTACTTTTACCTTTACGTTTCCCATCTGCAAAATTTTCGTCTACTGGCTTATATCCGGATCCATATGGAGCTGCTTTACCATCATGATTAGGAGCAACACTTTCAGATTTATTCATTCTTTGTGTTTTCTTTTTAGATGCTTCTTTTTTCTTTTTGATATACTCAAATGCCGATCGCAGACTTTTTTTCTTTTTAGGATCTTTTGTCCGACCTACTGCAACACGCAATCTTTGATGTATAAGATTAATGATTTGCGATTGCCGTTTATGTGATTTATTTTTAAATGATGCTTTGTTTAATGTGTCTACTACGTCTTGTCGTGTCTTAAATTTAACTGACACTGTGTCACTTGGATTTTCATCTGTATATAAACGCCGCCCAGAACCTTTGGGCTTTTTACCAGTTCCTTTTTTAGGATCAGCTTCTGCTAGTATGTCTACTAGTTTAATCATTTTTTCTTTTTAGACTTGTTGCCCCAATTCTTTGCACCTTTCTTTCGGCATTGAACCAATGCACCAGATGCATAAGCCGATGGCCAAATCTTATAACGACGCTTTACTTTATAGTAACAAGCATCACGCTTTTTCTTTTTCTTTTTGCTCTTGCGTTTCTTTTTGCGTTTTTCTTCAAGAGCAACTTCTAATAAGTCTTTAAGTCGTATCATCCTTTCTTGCTTTTTCTTTTACTCTTTCTTGTTTTACTAGAAACATTTTTAGCTTTACCTCGTCGATTTGGATTTTTATCTTTTCTGCGTTTTTTTCTAACGGCAGCAGCTCTTTGTTTTTTTGTCATTCTTGCTGCATCAGCTTTGGATAAACATTTAGGTTTGCCTTCGCCTTTCTTTCTGTCTCCACATTTACCTATTTTTTCTCCTTTGGTATTGTAACGATCCCAACCGCCTCCGCTAGAACTTCCGCCACCACCTTTACCAAACCAAGCTCTTAAATCTTCTTCAAGATCATCTTCATACATAATCATTTGATCTTTATCAGAAAATCCTTCATCTGGAAGTTTTGCTTCTCGCTTAACGCAATTAGGAACACGCTTACCAAACATGGTTTTCATGCCTTTCTTCTCATACCCTTTCCAACAACGAGTTCCCTTTTCATCTAATAGATCTTCATCTACTTTATCTGGAAGCTCTTTGTAATCTTGTTTAGTCATTTTGCTAGCAAGTTTTTTAGCAGCTGCAGGGTCATTTGCAAACATGTACCGTTGTTGTGCTTTGCTAGCAAACTTTTCAACTAGTAGTGATTTTAGTTTAATCATAATCTATCCTCTACTACTTGCCAATCA